TTAAATGTTTAGCAGCTTGATTGCTTCTTTAGCGTCGTCCTTGTTCTTAGCGTTTACGTGAGCATAGATGTCAAAAGTGATTGATATGTCTTCGTGGCCCATTAGCATTTGCAGTGTTTTCGGTTTGATATTTGTTTCTTCGGCAAGCAAAGTGGCGAAGGTATGACGGAAGCCGTGTAGGGTGATCTTTTTTAGCTTAGGATTTTGATTATAAATGCTGCTGAGCCACGCGGCAGGACGATTAAGCGTTAGATATTTACCTGTGGATGTCGCAAATAGCTTTTCGCCGTTGCATTCTGCTTTGTATTTGGCCAGCACCTCAGTCAAGCTATCAGACATTGGCACTGTGCGCTTAGAATTTTTGCTTTTAGGCGATTGAACGATTAATTGGTTTTCTAAGCCAAGTGCTAGAGTTCGGTTAACGCTAAGAGTACGCTGGTCAAGATTGATGTCTTTCCAGGTCAAAGCCAGTGCTTCTGATTTTCTTAACCCTGTATTAGCTAAGATCATGAAGTAGGCGTAAATGCGAAGTGGCTTTTTGCTGGCGGCTGCCAAAAACTCCTCTAGCTGAGTTTTGGTATAAACGTTGCTTGCTATATCACGCCGTGGCCTGGCAGTTCTTTTTGGCATCAGGATCTTTTTAACTGGGTTGGCAGTGGCAGCATTCATTCTAAGAGCGTACTCAAACAACGTGCCAAGCAGTCTAACAACTTCTTTGTATTTGACGATCTCTTTGGCTTTCTGATCAGCAAAGGTTTGCGCGGCTAGTACGGTGATATCGTCAAGATACAAAGCTCCAAAAGCAGGGCGTATGTGGTTTCTGTACAGCTGGGATGTTTTATTGGCCGTAGACTCTTTGACAGTCGTTTTGTAATTTTCGAACCATAGATCATACAGATTATTTAATTTAAGCTGTCTGGGGGCTTCTTTGGTGCCTTCAGCACGGATTTGATTGTATTCGTCTAATGCTTCTCTATATGATTCAAATCCTTGTCGTGTGACGTATGCTGGCTTGCCATTTGACTTTTTTCCAGCATACGTTTGGAATCGGTAGCGCTTTTCACCGCTCTTCAGCTTGTATGGTTTGATAGCTTTAACTGATCTTCTTGGCATGATTATCACCTTCTTGGCATAATAAAAAGCCCTGATCTTTTTGGACCGGGCTTAATTAAATATCTTGATCAACTTTATTGTTGCAAGTGACTCACAGCATATTGTGCTTGTGCCGGGGTGAATTGATCGCCATCTTCAGAACTTAGTTGCTCCTGAATTTCAGCAGTAGACATGTTCATGTCTTTTTGGTAAGTCTTGGCACTTTCTAAGGCATTTTTATTCCAATCGGTTTTGACATGATCAACCGCATATTGGGCAGCAGCTGCAAGGAACTTATCACCATCTTGCGAAGTCAACTGATCATAAACGCCCTTTTTAGACATGTGCATGTCATTAGCATACGTATCAGCAGAACCTAAAGCTGCCTTATACTCAGCAGGTACTTTGCTAGTTGAGCTATTTGAATTGCTGGTAGTACTGCTTGAAGTATCAGTGCTTTTCTTGGTTGCTGCTTTTTTAGCGGTTTTCTTTTTAGCTTTTTGCTCTGTCTTAGTATAACTCGATGATGAACTGCTAGAGCCACCGCCATTCAACGCACCGCCAAATATGAAAGCAGCAAAAACAATAATTAGCCACACCCACCATTTTTTGTACCAAGGTTCCTTGGCTTTTGCCTGTGCTGCAGGCTTTACTTGTTTATCACTCATTCTTTTATCCTCTCTATAAGCTAGGCAGCCTTTTTACTATCGCTTTCAGTCGGGTAGGGATGCTTGGCATAGCCTTGTTTGCCCCACGGACAACCGATTGAGTAGGCAATTATCAAGGCAATGCCTATGCCACCAGCGGTAGCCATGTCGTTCATAAATGCAAAAATCACATTGACACCAACGACTATGAAGAAAATAATCTTGACGATTTTCTCAGCTTTTCTGTTTGGTGCCTTTTTAAGAGTCACCAGGTACCAGATTGCCAAGCCCAATCCCCATGCGGCGAAAAAGTACACGAATTGCTGAAATTCTCTAACTACTCCGAACATAGCGGAACTGCTATATGAGCTAGCAGTAAAGAAGCTGCTAACTGCTCCAATAGCTAGAAAAATGCCGCCTACTAAACGACGTACATTCAATGTATTTTCTTGATTTTCCATTTTGCCCTCCAAAAAAAGCCTCAGGATTAATGTCACTGGCGTAGTGGACAAATCATAATCTATAATTTGGTTAAGGAGAACAGCTCATTAAATAGGATCTAGGATTATTTAGAATGGAGATCAGGAAAATCTTCAAAAGTCCTAGCCTTATTTCTGGAAAAGCCATTCTTAACTTGCATCTTGTATTCTTTATACAAAGTTAGCACGCAAGCCTTAGCTTCCGTCGTAAGCTTATCGTAATCGCTCATTTTACAAGTTAATCTCAATTCTGATAGCCTTGCCAATGATTCTGGCATGGCTTTTTTCGTTGAGAATAATTGGCGGGAAAGATTGATTATCTGGCATCAGCAACACGGCACCATCGACATGCTTGACGCGTTTAAGCGTGGCGACATCGTGATCATCCTCGCCCGGCATTTCTACTGCGGCAATTTCACCGTCCTCAACTTCAGGCTGTTCGCGCACAATCACAGTTGAGCCGTCTGGAATGGTTGGCTCCATTGAGCGGCCATTTGCTTTGAGTGCAAACAGCGTGCCGCTGGGGCGTGTGGTGAACAGCTGAGTAGTATAGCCATCGACGTTTTGTTCAGCGGTGATAGGTTCGCCGCAAGCAATAGTACCGATGATTGGAACTTTAACTAAGATCTTGCCTGATGAATATAAGTATTCAACATTTGACGACAGCTTCTTATTTTTATGTTGCTCAACTAAATCAGCTTTAGAAACCCCAAAATAATTAGCCATCATCTCAATCTTATCAATCCGGGGATAAGCCTTACCCTGCAACCAGGTTGAAAGAGTAGTGTAACTAATGTCTAAATCATCGGCCATCTGTTTGCGGGTTAGGGAGTTTTTCTTAAGATAGAAGTCGATGTTATCAGCCATGACCTCTTTATTACCTAAATCGCTCATTGCTTATCCCTTCTTTCTTACACCTATATTATACGATTAAAATAAAACAAAACCACAAAAAAATAAAAGAAATTACAAAAAAACTGTAAAAATACTTGATTTACGATTTAATCGTAATATACTTAGAAGTGAATCGAGGAGGTGAAAGAATGAAGTTGACCTTGAAAGCGTTAAGAGCAAACAAAAAATGGACACAAGCAGATGCTGCCAAAGCTATTGGTATCAATGAAGCAACGTGGGCCAATTATGAAAAAGGTAAAACGTATCCTGACGTGCCAATCATTAATAAGATTGAAAAAGTATTTAATGTGTCTTACTCAGATATTCTTTTTTTGCCGCAGAGTACGATTAAATCGTAATAATGAAAGGACAGAGGCTAATGGACAATCAAATTATTCCAGTTGATTTGGACGGACAGCGATTTTTGGAAAGCCGTCAAGTTGCAAAGATGATTGGCAAGAAACATCTACATCTAATGCGCGACATTCGGCGGTACATCAATGATTTGGAGCCCAATCCAAATTTGGATTGGGCAAAATTCTTCATTCCGTCATCATATTTTGATCAAAATCAGCAACAGCGCCCGTGCTATTTGATTAGCAAAATGGGATGCGAGTTCATTGCAAATAAGCTGACTGGTAAAAAGGGCAATCAGTTCACGGCTCAATATGTCAGCGTGTTCAACACGATGAAGCAAGAGATTAATTCACCGCAAGCAGTTTTACATTATCTGCAAGATCAGTGGAACATCCCTAAAACATATGGCAGCGCATTGCAGTTAGCAGCTAATCAGCAAAAGCAGTTAGATAAGCAGCGCCCAAAAGTTGAGTACTTTGACAAGATGATGCGCAACCAGGGTTTAGAAACTGCAACCGAAATCGCCAAATTGTATGGCTGGTCAGCGCGGCATTTGAATCAGGAATTAAAAAAGCGTCACATCATTTTTAGACGTGGCGGCATATGGGTTCCGTATCAAAAATACGCTGATAAAGGCTACACGCAGTATGAAGCTTATCCGTTTGATAGCCAAAAGACGCAGACAACAAATTTCCGCAACAACCTTAAATGGACACAGCGAGGGCAGAAATTTATCTATGACTTGCTGAAGAAAGACGGCATTGTGCCAGTTTTGGAACGGAAAGCATTAGAGGAGTAGCAAAGGGAGTCGAAAAATACTACACCCCCTGAAGTACTGAAACGGTACTTCAGGTAAGGGAGTAACAAAACGTTACATCCTTGCTGGAAACCTGCCCCGTCGATTTTACGGGTCAGGTAAGAAGCTGACAGAACGATTCGTTATGCCAGGCACACCCTAAGTACAACTTAGGGCGTAATACAAATTGAAATTAAATCAGAATTTCTAATGTCGCGTTTTGCGACTTTTAAAAGGGGCCATTAAAGCGATGCCCCCTAGCAATGAGAAGAGAAAAGCAATGGACATTAGATCAGCAATTTTAGCAGCACAAAGACAAAATGCATGCATTGAAGATGGTGAGTTTGGTGACATCTTTTATCCCACCAACACGATTAACCGCATTGAAATCTACAAAGAAAACGGGCAATTTGTGGTAGCTGCGTGGGAGCCATCAGCAAGAGATTTAACTAAAACAACTTGGAAAGTTTCCAAACTAAAAAAGAGCGATCTGCACGGCAGAACGCTCCGAAAACCCAATTAACGTGGCAAATAAGTGGTAATGCCAAGCCCAACTATTTCATTACTACCAGGGATTATTTCGACCATTCCCTAATTTTCTAAAGATTGCAAGACGGCATAAAAATCTTTTCTGATTACGCCAGTGTAGCTTTGGATCTTATCTACATCGTATGTAGTAGCTGGACGCTTGTTACCAACGACTTTGTTAATCGCTTTGATTACTGTGTTTTCAATGTCCATAAAATCACCTACTTTCGGGGATGATTCAACTCTAACAGATCAAAAAGCAGTCGTAGTAGTAAGAAATAAAAATGTTTCACGCAGAAAGGAGAACACATTATGAAGATCATCAAGGACTATCGGCACGGATATATGCTGCCGGCAATAACACGCCATGTGTACGACGATAGCTGGACGCTAGAGCTAGCCGCATTTTATCTATATCTGCACAAAAAGAAGCTTGATTTTAAGTCAATCAAGCTGAGCGATCAGACCGGCTTGAAAGTGATTTATGCCGATGGCTCATATATTGGCTGCACTAATGAAGGCGACCAGTTCTTTAATCCGATGGATATGGACTTGTTCAAAAAGTGCCTAAAAGAACTCAAGTATAAGGATGGTGAGTGAGATGGATAAAGGCTACTTCAGTGCTAATCACGCCGCAGCTTATCTCGATGTTGGGCGTTCAACTTTTTGGCGCTGGCGCAAAGAGTACCGTATCAAACCCATCGTGATTGATGGCGAAATTCGCTATTCAAAAAAGACACTAGATGAGTTTATGGAAAAGATGCAGAAAGCGTGAGAAGCATGATTAGACATAAGAACGGCAAGATTGACTGGTTTGCAAACTTCTTTTGCATCACAGAACTGCTGGTCGGCGGCTTTGCAATCAGTTACGCAAGTTACTTAATTTGGAATTTTATTTTGAAAGGATAGAGCAATGATGAAGATTAAGCAGCGCATAACAGAGCGCAGACAAGCAATCAAACAATTTGAGCATAATAAGCCGCTAGTACGAGCTAGTAACTGTATGGGCGGCCGCATTTCAGCGGCGTGGGGCGTGCACACCAGTGAACCAACATGGCTAAAAACTGCAAAAGAAAAGCTCGTCAGCTTTCGCTAACGAGCATTTCAAAATACACATCTAGGAGGATTATAGCATGAATCTATTCGAATTGAACGAAAACTATCGCAAATTGCAGGCCAAATTCGATGAGTCGGGGGGGATTTCAGAAGACATGTTGAAAGACACTCTGGACAGTATCGATGATGAACGAAGCGTCAAACTAGACAATGTGGCGAGCTGGATTGACAACAATAATAGCCGCGAGGACTGGCTGGCTAAGAAGATAAAAGACTTGTCTGACTATAAGCGTCATTTGCACAACCAGACAACCAGTCTGATGGAGTACATGACTGAAGCGATTGATGATGCTGGCTATAAGACCATGCAGACTAAGAACCACATTCTGAAGCCACGCAATTATAGAGCCAGCACAATTGTTGATAGCTTAGAAGAGCTGCCAAGAACTTATGTCGTCACTAAAACTGAAGAGAAAGTTGACAAAAAGCTGCTATATAGCGACTTGAAAGCAGGTAAAGAAGTGCCAGGCGCTCACCTGAAGCCTAATCGAAAGACGGTGATCCTGTGACAGATGACAAGAGCTCAAAAGGATTGACTTTAGCTCAGAAAATCGCCGCAGCTAATCATGATATCGGTCCAATTTCAGCCAACGGCAAGAATACGCACCAAAACTACGTTTTTCAAACTGAGGCAGATATAAAAGCTGCTGTCCGCAAGGTGTGTGCTAAGTACAATTTCGTCATCATCCCAACTTTTGAAATTCTGAAGAAGTACGAGCGGCAAACAAAATATGGCGGCACTATGACTTTTTATGACGTAATGGGCAAATTTCATATTACTGACGGAAAAGAAAGTATTGACGGCGCAATGCCTGGCACTGGCTCAGATAGCGGTGACAAAGCACTGCAGAAAGCCTGCACATCGGCTCAAAAATACTTTTATAAGCAAATTTTTAACATCACCGACAGAGATGAAGACCCGGACACCACTGACAGCAAGCCAAATGGCGGATATGCCGCACAAAGGCCAAAACAGCATGCTAAGCCTATGAAAAAGTACTCAGAGAGCGAACTGCTAGCAATGCAGGTCAAGTATGGCCAGAAGAAAGTTAACATGTGGACCGTCTACAATGCAGCATTCAATGCCAAAGATGCTGAAGCTCAAAATTGGTGGAAGTATTGGTATGAGCGCCCAGATACGGATGAAGGCAATTTGGTTCGTCAATATTCGGAGTTCGCAAAAAAGAAGCAAAAGCAAGGAGAACAAGAATTGAAGGAATCGACAGGTGATTAGCTATGTCGGAGCTTAAACAATCAGAGCCAAGCTACTATGCAATTGTACCGGCACCTATTAGATATGCCGACATCAACAACGGTGCCAAATTGCTGTATGCGGAGATTACAGCATTAAGCAATAAGCATGGTTTTTGCTGGGCAAGCAATGCGTATTTCGCAAAACTTTATGGCACGAACAAAAGCACTATTAAGCGCTGGCTTAGAGAATTAGCACAACATGGCTTTATCTCATCGGCCACGATTAGGGATGACAGTCAAAAAGTGATTCAGCGAAAGCTGTGTATAACTCAGACCCCTGGGGTCAAAAATGAACCCACCCCTGGGGTCAAAAATGAACCCACCCCTGGGGTCAAAAATGAACCCACCCCTGGGGTCAAAAATGAGCCAGAGAATAATACAAGTAAGAATAATACAAGTAAGAATATTAATAATCTCTCTCTTACTCCCTCTTCAGGAAAGTTATCCACAGATAGTAGCGATAAGACTAAGCAACCGAAGAGAGAGATTAAGGACAAACCCAAAAAGCCAAAGCATAAGCAACCTATGCCACTAACTCAAAAACAAGCAGATACAGTCAAGCAGGTACGCGGCCTGTTCGCCCAGTGGGGCTTTACCATTTCAGAAAACGAAAATGGGATGCTAGTGCGGTTTGCTCAGAAATATCCGCCAAGCTTAGTCATTAAGAATGCACAGACTGCGCTAGGTCTGGCTGACACTTACACATTCGGATACTTTGTCAAAATGATGCAGAACGAGGACAAGATGGAATGACGAAAAAGAAAAAAGTAAATAAGCATGATATGGACGAGTTTCTATCGACTTGCTACCAGATCAATGCTGACCAAGATGAATTGCTAGAAGCAATCGAAGAACACACCAGCTTTGATGTTAATGAACCACAAGCTTGCATGGATCTGGCATACAAACTGTTAGTCGATATTAACCAGTTGGATTCGATCAGAGATCAGCTATCAGCACAGCTACACCGGGTGGATAAATGATGGATATCAGAGAAACAATGGCGAATGGCTTTGCCAATAGGAATTTGGTTGCAAAGGTTAAACACTATTGCGATCAGATCAAAGTTGATAAGTCGTTTAAGCATCCCATTCAGGACAACGAACTGGTAGATGTCTTGCTGAATTTTCAAGAATATGAATTTAACAAGGCATTCGCAGAAGGTTTTGAGCAAGGCCGTTTCGTCAAAGAAGCTAGAAAGAAGAGCGGTAGAGAGTGATTAATCGAGTATGTTTAACCGGTCGCTTAACGCGTGATCCGATTTTAAGAGAGACTAAAAGCGGTTTAGCAGTGGCACAGTTTATCATGGCTGTTAACCGTCAATATACGAATGCCGATGGAGAACGTGACGCTGACTTTATCAACTGTGTCATTTGGCGCAAAGCTGCGGAAAATTTCGTTAATTTTACGAAAAAAGGATCACTTGTTGGCGTGGACGGCCGAATTCAAACCAGAAGTTATGAAGACAAGGATGGAAAGCGTGTTTATATCACTGAAGTTGTTGTCGATAATTTCTCACTTTTGCAAAGCAAGAAAGAACGCATGAAGCATAACACCGCAGAAGGTCCTCAGCAAAACCAACCGGCGCAATATAATGCCCCTGCGGGTAATCAGCCACAGCCAGCACAAAACCAGCCAGTTGATCCGTTTGCAAGCAATTCTGGCACCATCTCTATTACAGATGATGACCTGCCGTTTTAGGTGATTGCATGTTTCGAAAAAAGGAGCCAGCCGTCGATCAAATGACGGCAAGACAAGAACTAAGAGATGGCAATGTTTTGTTTGCGACAAAGCACAATGGCCGCTGGCTAATACTCGGCTATAAGTTCGATGGCGCGTTCAGCTATTACTTTTGCGCGGCTGAGGTTAAGAGAAATAAAGAAAAGAAAGTTAACTTTAAAGATCCGTATTTAACTAACTGGGGTCAGAAGCTTACGGCGCTTAATGTATATGAACTACAGTCAGCTTTGCCTAACATACCGGATAAGGTGAATTTCACACACTGTGTCTGCTTTCCAATACTCATGCAAAAATACACGGAGCTTCAGGCATTTAGAACATTAAGAAAATTGGCAGACAAAATGGACCAAATGAGCAAGAGGTGAGTATAGATTGCAAATTAAAGATATTTTGCTGAGCACTAAAGCAGAGAAATTTTTAAGTGAGTGCTTAGCTAACGTTTTCGGATGGCTACTAGCTGATAAACAGACTAAAGCCACCGCTCAAAAGTTGGCTGAATGCTGCAACGTTAATCGGTTCAAGTGGCGTGACGATGAAGGCTTTGCAGACATTTCTGTAATTTTCGCAAATTACTATTTCATTATTAAGCAAAAAGGCAGCAAATGGCAGATGAGCGTGTTTGCAGACCACACCAACAAGCTGATCCAAGCGTATGGTGAAGAGTTATGAAACGCAGATATAGCAGCGCCGAGCTTGCCGGTAAAGCGCGTCAGATTAATCAGCAGGCCCAGCAAATTGAGCTAAAGTACGGCAGAAATACTAAAAGATGGGATGACAGCGATCCTGAAGTTGCGAATCTGCTGAAAATGGGCCGCTCATTTTGGCAAATACGACCTAGCTATCAACCAATACATACCGGTGTGGCAGCTAATCTATCTGAAGATGAAAAAGCGTGGGATTTGATCAAGCGCAGCTATTTAGATGGCAATTTTAGAAGATTGCCGCAAGCAACACACTGCAATTGGACCAAAATCATGGAACTGAACAAGTTGTATAACGGACCAATTGAGCCAACGTTTAGATACTTTGCTGAGCCGTTGCAAAGCGGACTGCCACGGTTGTTCTCAATCACAGTCAAGCCAATCATTTATAGACTTAATATTTTCGGTGCTAGAGCAAACCACATTAATGACCTGGCAATTAAACGCGGCTATAAAGTCCACATTGACAGCTTTGAGTGGAGTGATCTGAGCTTTGGTGATAATTTCGCTGTTAACTTGACACTGCCATGGCTGATTAAATCCAATCCTGATTTTTTGAAATGCTTGGAGGACGTATGAAACAGACTATACAAATGTTGCTGTTCATTGCAGCAGTATTAACTTTTTTGAAAATGGTGGTTTACAGATGAAAATTGAAGACAAAAGAATTGGAAACAGTAATGAAAAGTGGGAGTTAGGCGATGTTGTGACTGACGATGACTGGCTAGGAGTGATTGTTTTAGATCAAAAAGGCCGCTATGACATCATGCCTATTTCTACGGACGAAGAGGCAAAAGAATTTGACTTTCGCAACCTGTCAGGTCTTACCGATGAAAGCTGGGATATGGAAGAATTTCAGCGGCATAATCCAAGCTGGCACATAGTCAACGCAAAGTTAGTGATAGAGCGCTAAGAACTATGAAAATTATTGAGGAAGAGGCTAAAGACCTGGGCAAGCTTGAGCCAGGTACAATTATTAAAGCAATCGATGACGATAATACGGTTGATTATGTTTTTGTCACTGGGCGTATTGATAATGACGAACATTTTTTACTGGATTTAAACGATGGGTCGTTGTTCGATGACTGCATTGCGTCAAGCACAAAAATTAGTGATGAGTTTTCGGGCTATAAGAAAGTCACTGTCTACCACACAATGAAGCTGGTGCCAGATGATGAAGAGTAAAACATGTCCATATTGTACGTTTGATGAAGAAACTGATTGCGGAACTGATCGTTGTACAGGACATCCAGTAGATCTTAACTATTCAGACGAAATAATGGATTGGACGGGAATGGACTTTATTAGAGCAATTTACCTTCGAAAAGTAAAACATGGTGCCATTTTAGTAAATGATGAGCCTGACAATGAGGGCTTCCTGAGAGCAATTGTTGAAATAAAAGTTTCCTATTGTCCGTGGTGTGGGAGAAAACTATGAAAGCATGGATGGTTTTAAGTACCGAAGATGAAGCTGGTGCCAGATGATGAAAATGACTGAGGACTTACAACAAGCAGCCGATGGCGGAGCACTTCAGCTTATGCTTGACAGTGCAAAGCTTTTTGAATCATTGAGAATTGAAAATTATGAAGAAGCATACCGTCAAGCGTTGTGGCTGCAGGCAATCTGCAAAGATTAAGCTATGAAAACAAGAAGGAGGATTTTTATGGCACGCAAGCCTAAACCACTACTATCGTCACCGTTAGCTAGCAGTTGCAACGCTGGCTATTTGATGGGATGTTTATTGGCCAATGATTTTTAAATTTGATGTTGAGCCAGTCAGCCAAATCAGGCCTCGGTTTGCAAGAAGAGGACGTGGCGTTGTAACATACGATCCGCCAAAAGTAGCGGCGTACAAGCGCACAATCCACTTACTAGCAAGTCAGTTCATGCACGTTGCTGGTCTTGATCCGTTTGCTGGTGCTATCTCACTGAGCGTTACGTTCTATCGCCCGATCCAGAAGAGTATCAGCAAGAAAGAGCATGAAGCAAGATCTAATGGACTGACGTTGCCTACGGTTAAAAGTGATCTGGATAATTATGTCAAAGCATTGCTAGATGGTTGCAATGGTGCAATCTATGAAGATGACCGTCAGATTGTTGATCTGTACGCACGTAAGCGTTACTCAGATCATCCCAGAATTGAAATGGAAATTCTTGAAGTTCACTAAGGAAGTAGGTCGATAATCGTGTAGATTATAGATGTGGAGTGATCCACCTTTAACATTGCTAGTGGTAGCAATTCTTTATTCAACTTTTTCTCCAACATGCTGCATCGGTTCGCGTTCGTACATAGTATGGTTTTCTCTGTTGACAAAGTTCCGCGCTGACGTTCGACTCGTTAGGCAGCAATTGCTTGTAGATTGCTTATTGTTTGTTTATTTGTTTATTTGTTTATTAATTGTTAAATAAATGTACTAGTCGATTTTTGATTTAAAACATAAAGTTACACAGTTTTTGGTTGCAAATCTACGAGCGGGCTCTAAAGCTTACTCTCATCCCTATTCAAGGGATGACCCTTAAGAGCTACATCGATGGACTGTCTCTGGTGAACTATCTCATGGTGAGATAATTGGTCGGTTCGATTCCGACAGCAGTTTTATCCTGAGTGACTACTTAAAACATCCTAGCCACGTCAGGATATACTTTTGCCACGACCTGTTGCCATGTTGGGGCATTGTCTGGCAGCAGCGAGCAAAAGAATGGCGTGTTCTAGTTCGAACACGCTTTTGTTTTCTAAGCAAGGGGTGACGCTATGAAGTCTGAAACACTTACATCGCTATTAATCGTTGGATTGTCTGTTCTGAGCGCAATCCAGTCTTGGAAGATATTGCAACTGACCAAGAAACAGAACTATCTTGCTAGCCAGCTGGTCAAGGTTTGGGTGTCACTGAAGGACCTAGCCAAGATGAACCTAGACAACTCTGTGGCTATCAACCACAATGCTGACTTAAATAATGAAATTAATCGGTTAATCGTTAATAAGGTACACGATATTGATAATAGCAGCAGAACAAAAGGTGATTAGCATCTTGCTTTTCAAAGAACTAGATACAAAAGCTACATGTTCAGAGGTCAAGAGGCTGCTGACTAAAGAGCTTGAAAGACTAGTGCTAATGTCAGGACATCAACTGATAGACATTTCATCGCCAGCACTTAGTCCAGCACCTGGTCACTCTTCTGGCAATCACAATGAGGATGCTTTAATCGAAGGCATCAACGCTGATGGTATCGTGATGGCAATTCATGAAACAATCCATCACTGCCCAGAGCCATCGAAAACAATCTTGATTGAGAAGTATATCAAGCACACGCCCAGTTTCTTAATTGCCAAGAGCATCTATCTTGAGCACAGCAGGTTTAACGATCTGCTTAATCATGCATTGCTAGAGTTTGCAGACGGGTTCGATTATTGGCAGCTTCAATTTAACTGCCAACCAATCACTGACTTACATGTTTACAAGCCGGAAAGTCACCGGAAAGTTACCGGAAACTTACCGGAATAAGAGCGGAAACCATGCGGAACAATCTGAAGTATATTGGTAGTGTGAGATAAAAGGCTAGAGCAGATGCTATTGTACTCATATCTCAACCTCCTTAGACGTCAGTATTCCGCTGACGTTTTTATTTTGAAAGGAAGACTGAAGTGGCTGAAGAAGAGAAACATATCCAAACAGTAATTGGCATTCAGCATAACAAAGAGGATGAGACACAATGGCTATATACTTCATGGAGTATTAATGGAGTCTTAGAACGTATAGCGCACTGCCATCAACAGAATGACCTGCCAGTACTTATTCCAATTGCAGTTAACCGCGAAGAAGACCCATATGGCTTAGACAAGGTGTTTGGATCTAATACTTACGTGATTAGTACTAAGCCTGCTGGCTGGCGTTTGTTTGCTTTCCCGTATAAAGATCTGGTCTGCGTACAAGAAGTGCACTACCATTTCGCTGACTAATCATGCCAAGAGTTAGACGCTGTCGTTATCCAGGCTGTATCAAGTATGCGATGGTACCCAATCACTATTGCAGTAAATATATTAGGCATGAATAGGATAAGCTTGCACGTCACAAAAGAGGGACAGCAGAATGCATATTTTATCAATCGTAGCTTACAAACATTTTCCACAAGACAATCCAAAAGTGCTGTATTCACCCGAAGCACCTACCGTTTTCTTGCTACACAAGATAGATAGTGGCACTGGTGTTGCGGAAGTCAAAGCATATGTTGATCAATATTGCGAACCATACCAGATCAGAGTGACATATGGTAACAATCAGCCATTTGTTTCAGAGAAGCCTGACCACTGGGATAGAATGCTGGTGCCCGTTAAAGACATACTAGACATACAGCAAACACACATTGACTTAGATAACTATGGTGCTATCAAGCATGACCAGAGTAAGACGCTGCCATTATAATGGATGCACGGCATTTGCTTATCTGCCTAATCATTATTGTCCTAAGCACATTAAGTTTGAAGAGCAATATCAAGCAGAGCGCGACAAGTATCGTTATCATCGATCTACTAAGGCAACGACATGGCGATACAATCATGTGACTAGATATCGCAATGCAACTAAGGCACAGCAGAACCACTTCTACCACACGAAGCAATGGCAATCACTAAGACAGATCGTGTTCAATCGTGACTATCATCTCTGTCAATACTGCCGAGTAAACGCGGGCAACGTCGTCGATCACGTGGTACCCATCGAAGTAGACAGTTCCCTTATTGATGACGTCGATAATCTGGTTACCTGCTGCAGAAATTGCCACCAGATTAAGACGCGCTGGGAAGAGGATTATTACGGCACGGGATTGCACAACACAAAGACTGGCAATCCAGAAATTCATAGTATTGCAACAATTAGTGAAATGATGAATGCCTGTAAAGGCTCGTGAGAGGCTCACAGAGCATTTTAAATTTTTTGCGTGTGATTATACGTTTTTAATTTTAAAATCGCTGAATAGCCCCCGGTCGGGCTCAGGAAGAGAGAGCCGCACACATGTCATCACTTTACGTCTCACACAAAATTTTGAACTTTTCACAAAAGGGGATGAAAGCACACGAACGTCGATCTAACAAAGCCAAAAGTACCTACACAAGCACCAAAATGGCTCGGAACTTACGGCAAATATTTGTGGCCCAAGCTGACTGCCTATCTGAACAAAAGCAAGAAGGTTGTCCGAGCTGACGAGTATTTAATCCAGCAATACTGCTCTGCATATGATATTTATCGTTTGGCTTATCAAGACTTGCAAGAACATGGAATTCAGCAAGCAATTTATAAAACATCCCTTTCTCCAGTCGATGGAACAGTCGTCAGCAAGGACTTTCAGGGATATAAAAAGAACCCAGCCTACAACATGATGTCCGATTCTCTTAGCAAACTTAATCAGATTGGCAAGCAGCTAGGACTAAGCCCTAAAGCAAGGAGCCAGCTAATGGAACTAGCCGTCCCTGGCGGCAAAGAGAAAAAGTCAGTCGCTGACTCAATGAAGGAGTTCTTTAAATGACTTGGATAAGCAATCTGGCTCAGCTTAAGTACTATGAAGAGCTGATCGGCGATGCATTTTTAACCATCTTTCTTCTAGCTTTCTTCGCCTACTGGGCTTTTGAAGAAATAAAAGAAAAATTGCGCGAAAGAAAGCTACACAAGGAAAGAGAAAAGAAACATCATCAAAATTAAATAAAGATCAGTCGTTGTGACTGGTCTTTTTTTGTTAGGAAGTGAAACAGTGAAGATTGACTTAACACAAACACACGACGTGCAAGGTGCTTTCGATTCGATTGACTGGTCAGACATCAAGAACAAATACTACGATCCTGCCACTAAGTACTGCTTTTCAGTCTTAGGTGGCAAGCGAATTGCTGGCTATATGGAAAAGCTCCACTGTTTCCGCCATTTGCGTGACTTGCAAAGAATTGGCAATGCTGACTTTCCTTACACCTATGACGTGAATGAAGTAGATAAGGCTTTAAAAATTGCTGCAATCATACCAGATGTTGACACCAAGCAGCTTTTACCGCTAATGGACTGGCAGCAATTCATTTTGGCCGAGATTAACGGCTGGAAGGATCAGAACGGCGAGCGTCGCTACACTGATATCCATATTTCAGTTGGACGTGGCCAAGGTAAGACACAAATTGCCGGTATTCAGATGTGCAAAGCCTTTTTGGTCGATACCTTAGGCTTTACCAACAAGGACTTTTTGGTAACTGCCAACACTAGCGACCAATCAAGCAAGCTGTTTGGCTACGTAGCTAAAATGATGCGTTCGGTTATTGCAATTGAGCCTTTTAAAACGCTTGCCAAGGAAACAGATTTGCAAGTACAGACAAATCAGATCATCCAAAAAAGAACTAATAACAAGATTTGGAAAATCAGCTATGAGGCTGACAAGTATGACTCAACTCACAACGTGCTGGCTATCTATGATGAAACCGGCGCTTTGAGCAGCTACGACCGGATGACCGATATTACGGACGGGCAATCTCAGGTTAAGCCCTATCATCAATTCATAAAAATCAGTTCTGCTTATCCGGATCCAACTAGTCCTTTTCATGATGAACAAACGCAAATGCAGCATATCATGGAACGAGATTATGAGCGCAAAGGTGATAACACGCTTTGTCTTGTTTGGATGCAAGACGACTTGGACGAAACTTACAAGCCTGAAACATGGATTAAAAGCAATCCTTTGATTGGTTTGTCGACGAAAGAAAAGGAACGGCGAACAAATAATCTGATCAAACAGCGAGACCAGGCTATTTTAAACAACACACTGCATAAGTTTCAAAACAAGAACTTGAATATGTGGCTCAAGCAGTCCGTCGCAAGCTATCTAAGCTTGAAAGACGTTGAAGACGCGACCAGCGACGACTTCAAAATAGACGGGCGTGAAGTCTTTATCGGCTTTGACTACTCAATGTTTAGTGACAATACGGCCTTAGGCTTTGTTTATCCTTACGGAGATGCGCAATTTCACTTAGAACAGCATAGCTTTATACCGTGGCAGCATGCCGGCAACATCGAAGTCAAAGAAAATCAAGACGGAATAGCCTATCGCAACTATCCGAAATTCTGTACGATCACGGCGCACCCGCAAGGCATTATCAATCCCGAGCAAATTTACCGGTGGCTGCTAGATTACGTGCAGGAACACGATCTCAAAGTTAAATTCTTCGGTTATGACCGTTACGGCAGCTATCAGGTTAAAAACATTACTGAATCGCTATCGGTTAACACCGACTGGCCGATTATGGACATTCAGCAACGCACTTCAACGCTTGCAAACCCAACGAAGTTTTTGCAGGAGCTTTTTGTGACTCACAAAGTCGATATACCTGATGATCCAATCATGAAGAAAGCGCTGCTTAACGCCGTAGTTAAAGCAGACAAGATCGGAATTCAGGTAGATAAGGACAGAGCAACGCTCAAAATCGACGTTGTTGACGCATTGATAGATGCGCTATTTCAAGCGATGTATTACTTCGATCCAAACTCTGATATGAACCAAAAGGCCACGGAAGTTGACAGAATGACTGAACAACAGGTGCTCGATTGGTTTAATAATCCAGATAGTGGACTGCTAGGAGGTGATAGCCCTGATTAAAGAATTAAAGAAACAGATTTGGAAGTTTATTGACGTTATCTGCTACTTCGCCGGTTTGGCGCTAGTAGATGTCGGCGCATTTAAACTTAATATTCCCGTGGGATACATCGTAACTGGCGTATCCCTTTTAGTTTCCGGTTATTTGATTGACCTGATCGCTGGCGAGAAAGGGGGTGATAACTAATGCCCTTACTCAAATTAGGCGGCCAGAATAAACAAGCTATGAGTATTGCTGATTCTGGTTCGATTATTGATTTTCTAACTGGCGGCAACGGCCAAAAGTTTGTATCGGCCGACGAGGCGTTACATAACAGTGATGTTTTTTCGTTGATTATGCAGTTGTCAGGCGACCTCGCTATGGTGCGATACACGGCTCCGACCGATCGAGCACAGGGGATTATCGATAATCCAACACAATTAACCAACGGCTTTGCTTTTTGGCAAGCAATGTTTGCCCAGCTACTGTTAGATGGCAATGTTTACGCATTTAGGCATAAGAATAACAACGGTGTTGACCTGTCGTGGGAGTATCTACGGCCATCACAAGTTGAGCCAATGATGCTGCAGGACGGCAGTGGCATGCTTTACAACATCAATTTTGACGAACCAAGTATTGGTTATATGCAAAACGTGCCGGCTAACTATATGATCCATATCCGTTTGTTATCTAAGACAGGCGGCATGACTGGCATCTCACCACTGTCCGCATTGGCTGATGAAATGAATATCAAAGATGCGTCTAACGCCTTAACCCTTAAAGCGTTAAAGGCGTCAATCAGCGCTAACGGTGTTTTGAAAATCACTCACGGTGGGTTGCTTGACGCTAAGAAAAAGGCCGCAAGATCGCGGCAATTTAAGCAACAGACTGACCTGTCTGATGGTGGGCCAATTGTCATTGACGACCTTGAGGACTATCAACCATTAGAAATTCGGTCGAATATTGCGCAGCTATTAAGCCAGACTGATTGGACATCTAAGCAGATCGCTAAAGTTTACGGTATTCCGGACAGTTACTTAAACGGTCAAGGCGACCAACAATCGTCAATTACTCAAATTGGTGGTCAGTATGCTAAGGCTTTAAACCGTTACGTGCAAGCAATTTTAGGCGAGCTAAATAACAAATTAAACGTCAAAATATCTGCTGATATTCGCACGGCTATTGATGCGATGGGCGACCAATACGCCACCACTATCAGCGGTTTGGCAAAAGATAACACCATTGCGCCAAATCAGGCACGGTTTATTTTGCAACAATCAGGCTATTTGCCTAGTGATTTGCCAGATGCCGAAAAAACGGCACAACCAGCAATTCAAATCAATCCAAATCAACGGGAAGGAGGTGATAGCGGGAATGAAAACAATTGAAATGAACGGCGAAGTGGTGCCTAACGATTTTGCCGATGTCTATGACTATCTTGGCTTTGACTACTTTGCCCCAAGCGTTATCAAGCAAGAATTATCAGACGCGGATGGCGACGATGTAGAACTCGAAATCAATTCACCGGGTGGTTATGTTGACGCCGGCAGTGAAATTTATACGGCTATCCAAGAATATAGCGGCAATGTTACCGCTAAAATCACCGGCCAAGCCTGTTCTGCAGCTTCTTTTATTGCTCTTGCGGCCGATAAGGTTTTGATGTCACCAACCGCACAAATGATGATTCACCGTGCGGCAACAGTAGCTGAAGGCAATACCGACGACTTTGCTAGTGCTTATCAGGCTCTAGATTCCATCGACCAGTCGCTGGTCAATGTCTACGCCGATAAGACTGGTTTAGACAAGCAAGAAATTTATCGGATGATGTCAAAGACTACCTGGTTAAATGCTCAACAAGCTTTAGACAAAGGCTTTGTTGATGAAATTATGTTTGACAAGCAACCAGCCTTTGCCAACGCCGATGGCCATTTATCGGTTGCACCTGATCAGATCAGCAAGATTAAGCAACTGATGGCAAAAAACAAACCTGTAAATAAACAAGAAGATTTAGAAACTAAGAAACGCCAGCTTGTGAAGAATAAGCTGGCGTTGTTATTTAAGGAGGATTAAATAAGTGAACATTAATGAATTGGCGTCAGCTGTAGATAAAGCTGGCGCACGTGTACAAGACCTGCAGGACAAGAAAGCGAAGCTGGCAATTAACGCCGTAGCTGATCCTGAATCTGTTAAGGATGAAGATCTTGAAAGCGTCAAGAATGAATTGAAGTCAGCTAAGAATGCTCGCGATTTAGCTCAAGAGGCTTTAGATGAAGCAAGAGCTTCATTGTCAGAAAAGCGTCCAGTTAATGTTAATCCAGAAAACAAGGATACTGTCGAAAAGGTAACTGACAGATTTGTTCATGACTTTACCAATATGGTTTCTGGTACTAAGACTGGCGCCGGCAATGGTGGTCTGACTATTCCTGATGATATCCAAAACACTATTAATACTTTGGTTCGTCAGCAATACTCATTACAAAACTTAGTAAATGTTGAAACTGTCGCAACTGAATCAGGCTCGCGCGTCTATGAAAAGGAATCAGATATCACTCCATTAGCAGAATTGGATGAAGACGGTGCAACTATTGGCGACAACGACGATCCAGAATTAACTACTGTTAAGTATCTGATTAAACGTTATGCCGGTATTACTACTATCACCAACTCACTGTTGAAGGATACTGCCGCCAACATCTTGGCATGGCTCGAAAATTGGATCGTTAAAAAGGTTACTGTAACTCGCAACTTGAAGATCATTGAAGCTTTGGGTAAGGCCCCCAAGAAGCCAACTATCGATAAGTTCGATGACATCAAGGACTTGGAAAACAACACTCTGGACCCTGCTATTGAAGCAACTGCAAGTTTTATCACTAACCAGTCTGGCTATAACGTACTGTCCAAAATGAAGGACGCTGAAGGACGTTACCTGTTGCAGCCGGACGTTACTCAACCAGGCCGTTATGTAATCGATGGCCGCCAAGTGGTTCGCGTAGCAGACAGATGGTTGCCTGACGTATCTGGTTCACACCCTCTGTACTTTGGCGACCTGAAGCAAGGCATCACTTTGTTTGACCGTGAAAATATGTCACTGATGTCAACTAATGTGGGCGGCAAGTCTTTCGCAACTGACACTACTCAGTTAAGAGTGATTGACCGCTTCGACGTTGAAGTTGTTGATGATGGTGCATGGGCCGCAGCTTCTTTTAAAACTGTAGCTAACGCATCTGCTGGTACTTCAGACACTGGCCAAACGACGTCAGGTAAGTAATAACGAGGTGAAGCCCAGTGGAATATCTATTAACTATTGATGATGGTCTCAAGCGTTCGCTGGGCTATCTAGATGAAGACGATTTACTCGATGCTGCCAATTTAAAGCGGATGACAGATTGTTTAAAGACGGCTGAGAGCTATGTACAAAACGCGGTGGGAACCAATATCGATGACTTTTACGGTCAGGACGATATTAAGCCACTATACCAACAAGCAAGTAACGCCTTAGCCGCCACCTACTACAACAACCCTGCCAGCGTTGGCCAATTGCAGGTTGTACCTGTTGACGCGGTAAGCAATTCGATCATTGGCCAACTGCGGGGGCTTTATAGCGAGGAGGTCGATCAGAATGGCACTGGCAGTCAACACAAGTGAATTGAATATCTATATTAAATTTGGACGGGAGTCAGACCAGCCTGAATATGACCAGAATGACAATCCGGTTCCCGGCTTTGACACTTTATGGACGACTTTAGCAGGCCACCTTAGTCTGACCACTAGCCAAATGATTGAGCGAAGCGGGACAGGAAATAATGACGAGTTCTCTGTCATCGTGCGGCATCGCAATTTGCAATTTTGGCAGCAGATTACGCGGGCAAAGATCGGCGACGATTTTTATGAAGTAGTTGGTGCTAATCAAGCTCGCAACAACGGCCCAACGGCTTTTGACACCGTCACACTAAGGGCGGTGACAGAACGATGAGCGAAGATTTAGACGTATTTTTGGATAAGTGGACGACCAGTATCGGTAACGCCATGAAGATGACCGCTGATGAGCAGTCACGCATTACCGGAGCGGGTGCTGAAGCTTATGCAAAAATTTTGCACGACCATACGCCGCGATCGAACGAGGTATACAGGCGGGGCAGATCGGCCGGGCATGCTAACAAAAAGCACCACAATCACTACCGTAAGACTAAGCACTTGCAAGACTCAATTACTTACAAGGCTGGTTATACCGCAGATGGCTATCATGTGGGGTCATCGACTGACATCGGCTGGGAAGGCCACTACTACGATTTCTTGGCTAAAATCTTGAATAACGGTTCGCAACGAGCTAACACGTCGGCTAAGTTGATGCGCGACATTAAATTTATGGATCGCGCACAACAAGCGGCCAAGAAAGACGTGGAAGAAGCTGAATTAAAGGCTTACAAAGAGGTGATCGGTCATGACGGCGGTTAGTTCCGCGTTTAAAATGCTTGCCGGCCACGTCGATGGCGTGGACCGGTATTTTAAGACTAGAATCACGACGATCATCGATCCTAAACTAACAGACCTGCTAATCACGGCTGATCCAGGCAGTTATACGATATTTGGATCTAATGAACCAGTGATTGAACAACAAGCAGTTCAGGTTCAGGTTTTCGTCGGTAAAAACAATAAAACGGCAAATTTAGAAACGATCAAAGAACAGATCGTTTCTTTTTTTGTTTCACATCGTTGGCTAATCACGTTCGGGCCGGATTTGACTACTGATCCGGACACCGACGCGACAACGCTAACTTTGAAATTTTCAAGAACAATTGAAAGGAAGATTAACTAATGGAATTACAAGGCTTCGCGCGTGCAATCATTGCACCTGAAGACGACAACGGCAAGCTGTTAAAGCTCGACGAATTTAGCAAATACGGTAAGTATAAGGCCGCAGGTATTTTTCAAGCCGACTTGCAGACTGCAAAAGGTACTACTCAAAGCAACATTACTGGCCTGAATCCAACTATCCAAAAGGTTTATGGCTCAAACACCGTTGCCGAATCTGAAGTTGGTGTTGAAAACGTATCAGCAACGTTGGCAACCAACGATATGCCATATGAAATCGCATCCCTGCTGATGGGGATGCAGAAAGACGCCACTAACGGTGGCTACAAGAGATCAGACAAGTCAGTCTTTCACGGTGCTTATATCGCTGTATCTGAAAATCGCGGCGTGCCAGTTTACATTGCATTTCCGTACTGCTCATTTACTCCAGGCACTGATATGAACCTGCAAACTGATGCCGCATCGCCAGTAACTGTCCACGACAGCTTCACTGTTACTCCACAGGCTCGTCCAAAGGACAATCTGCTGTATCAGATCTTTGTCGGTGACAGTACTCGCGATACCAACTGGAAGTCTGAAGACGCAATGTTGCAATACATTGTTGATGGCTATGAACCATCAGCTTCTGGTTCAGGTGCGAGTAACCCCTAAGATTAATCCGGGCACTACTGAAGAGCCAAAAAACAACCCGACTCCGTCAGAATCTAAGACGGAAAATACGCCGTCTTAATCTTAATCAAGAGTAGGGCGGGCGTGGAGGCAAATAATTTTATCTGAAAGGATACTTACTAAATGAAAGTAATGACTGTTGATGCTAAAAAACTTGGTATTTCTGATTTTAAAGTCACTTGTGGCTTAGGCACTCAAACTAAAGTTGCTATGTTTCAACAAAAAATTGCCAAGTTGCAATTAGACGCGCAAACCGAATTAGCTGCATTAACTCGTGATGCCCGTCTGGTTGATTCCTTGCAGCATGACAAGTCTGAAGACCAACGGACTATGCAGCGGTTGGCTGATAAGTACGATATGAATCTTGGGCCGTTTGATCCTGAAATGTGGGACGTTTACAAGAACGGAATTGGTACTGCAATCGAGATGAAGGTGGAAATGCTGACCAATCCGGCTAGTGCACAACTGCTGCTGAAACGAGCAAAGATTTCCTTTGACTTTATCGAAGATTTGGCCGGCATTACCACTAAGCGTGGCAAGGAAAAGCTCGAAAACAATGATGATCTGACACTGGATGACTTAGACGAAGTTACTAGTCAAATCGTCAATACTGTCATGGGCACGGAGGACGCCAAACCGACGGAAGACGACCGCAAAAGCAAGTCCTAGAGAGGTCTACGACTTTTGGAAAAATTATGTTGAAGACCTAGACTACAACGAACAGCAAGCAATTGTCTTTGCTCATATTAGTCCGGAAGACTACGAAAACATGGATGCCGAACAATGGAATCGAATTATGTCTGCTAGATCGCGCAAGGACAGGCCAGTTGATTTTGCGACCTGGGCACTTGACCAAGTCACAAAAGGTAAGAACAGAAAGGAGGTTAATTAGGAATGGCAGGAATAATCCCCGCTGGTGAATTTAATACCAGAGTTACTTTAGACGCTAATCAGCCCATGCAATCATTGCGTGAACTGAAATCTGAAGTAAGCTCTGCAACCAGCGCGTGGAAGGCTCAACGAGCCGAGCTAAAGATGGCCGGCGACGAACTGGGTGCAGCTAAGGCCAAATATGAAGGCATTACCAGTGCTTTAAGTAAACAAAAAGAAGTACTGGAAGCGCAAAAGGCCAGCTTGCAAAAGCTGGGAAAAGCTCAATCACAAGTCGATCGGTCAACAAAAGATGGCCAAGCCGAATACGAGCGTTACTCGGTACAGATTGCACGCGCACAACGCAATATCGAAGGTGCAACCACTAAAGTTGCCCGCTTAAGCCAACAACAGGATAAGGCTAAGAATAGTCTGAACTACTACAAGTCAGGCTTAGCAAGTGCTCAAAACAGTTTGCAAAAAATGTCTGAATCTTCTGGCGCTTATGTAAGACGTTTGGAAGCCGAAGGCAAAACTGAACAAGCTAACAAAGCACGCTTACAAGCACTTGGCAACGAATATGAGCAATTAAATAAAATCTACTCAATTCAATCAAGCGAATTAAGTAAGATTGCCAGTTCTGCTGGTAAATCTAGTGAAGCCTATCGTCGTCAAAAAGTACGTGTTGATGAAACAGCCACGAGTTTAGCTAAGACTAAGACGCAAATGGCTGACGTCAACGAGGAAATGCACAAAGCTAATCCCTCTGTTTGGGATCGGATTAAGAATAAGTTAACTGGCGTAAACTCTGAAGCTAAACACACTAATTCGTTATTTCACACCATTTTTACGGCCAATTTTTGGTCAGGCGCTTTACAGACCGGTTTAACTAATTTATGGAATGGTCTTAAAAATACCGTTAGCTCCGGCCTTGAGCTAAACGATGCAATAGGCAAGATCAAAGCGCAATGGGCCGGCATGGGCGTTGGTACCAAAGAGACCAACCGCATGGTCAAACAGATGGGCGCTTTGAAAGTCCAAACCGGTGCAACTGGTGATCAGATCGCTACTGTACAACGACGCATGGCCAACTGGTCAGTGATCGGCACTGACGGTGCTGAAAAGATGTCGAAGTCAATCTTTGAGATAGGCATTAACTCACGTATGAGCGCTGACAAGATCAGCAACATGAGTGCTCAATTAATGCGGGTTGGTTCGACCGGCAAGGTTACCTTGTCATCGCTTAATCGTATTACTCGTGGCGCCACCGGCTTCTACAGCACCTTGGCAAAAGGCGCTGGGATAAGTCAGGACAAGCTTAAGGAATTGCTTGCAAGTGGCAAGGTTACTCAAAAGCAATTCCAAGAGTGGATGGCTGCATCTGCTAAGTACGGCGACGAAACTTTCAAGGCTTACGGTAAGACTCAAGCTGGTGCGCAAGCACAAATGAATGCCGCTTGGGATCAGCTGAAAGCTAAAATGTCAGCGCCATTGTTTGATGCGAAAACATCAGGCATGAATCAATTAGCCAGCTTGATGTCATCTAAGCCTGTCCAACAAGGTGCGCATATGCTGGGCGAAGGCCTTAAGGAAACAGCTAAATGGGCTATGAAAGGCCTTGGCTGGATGTCTGAACATAAAAAAGATATTGTCGGAATCGGTTCTGACTTCCTGACCATTGCTGAAGACTTAGCGGTTGATACTTGGAAGGACTTTGTCACTATAATCGGTGACCTTGGTGACGCATTCCACTTAACCGGCAAAAAAGCTGGCGAGACTAAAGATCCTATGGACAAGTTTAAAAACGCCATGGACGGTCTTGCCAAGAATAAAGACGCTATCAAGAAGATTGCCGACGCTATGGTTATCATTGCCGGTCTTAAGACCATTGGTGCTGTAGTATCACCGCTGTACAAACTGGCTACCTTAAAGGTAGGTAGTGGCACTGTCTTAGACATGCTAAAAAATGGCGTCAAAGGCGGTGCACTCACTTCACTGCGTAAAGCGGGCGGTTTCGGCGGTCTATCAGCGGCTGGTAAAATCTCTACCGTTGCGGCTGGTGCCGGCGTTGCTATCCAATCCGGCGTTGATATTTACAAAGGTATCAAGGATAAAGTAGGTTCGCGTAAGCAATATGAAGATATTGGTAAAGGAGTAGGTTCTGGTATTGGCGGCGGCATTGGCATGTACTTTGGCGGGCCTATGGGCGCAGCTATTGGCTCTGCTATCGGCGGCACAGTCGGTAAGTGGGGTGGCGACGCTGTTAAAAGCTTTCAGAAAGGCTGGAGTAAACATAAACCGCCTAAGAACGTTTGGTCAATCGAAAATCTTGGTTGGTCAACCAAAGATACTTTCAGCAAAATTGGCAAAGCCTGGGACGGCTATCAAAAGCAGCAACAAGCTCGCCAAAAGAAGCTTCAAAAGCAAGATGCTGCCCAAACTAAAGCTCAACAAAAAGAAGCCGAAAAGCGTAAGAAAAATTGGGACAAGTATTGGAAGAACGTCGGCAAAGGCTGGAACGACTATTGGAAGAACACCAGCAAGTCTTATCAAAAAGGTTCAAAAAACCTATCCAAGAATCTTCAGTCGTTTACTAAGAAAGCTAAGAAATCATGGTCAAAGCACTGGTCAGACAGCGCTAAGACCGTAAGATCATGGGCTGATAAAACACACAAGAACTACACCAAAGGTATCAAATACCTTGAAAAGTCCTTTAAATCATATACCAAGAACGCCAAGAAGGACTGGTCATCACACTGGTCTAAACTTTGTAAAGACGTAAGCAATTTCTGGGCTAAATCTCAGAAAGAGACCAATAAAGGTAGTAAGAAATTAATTACTGCTCTTAAGAAATACCATGCTCAATCTGAGAAGAATTGGAACAGCCATTGGAAAACCGTTCAATCGGGGATGGAAGAATTTCATAAACGTCTGCGTGATAATCATGGCAACTTCTTCAAAACCCTTCAGCAAGAAGGAAGTAAGTCACTAGACAATATCCGCAAGTCTTGGTCTGACCACTGGTCTGATATCCGTAAAAATACCGCTGACGCCTACGAGAAAATTCGCAAGAACTCCAATGATTGGGGTTCTAAAATGAATAGTTGGTTCAGTAAATTCGGTGCCGGTTGGAAGACGGGCTGGCAAAACTTAGGCTCCGCTATTGGCAAGATCTGGTCTGATGCTTGGTCTACTATGCAAAAGATCGCCAAAGGCGGCATTAATAAGCTGATTGGCTTCTTAAACGGCGGTATTGGTGCTGTCAACAGCGTCATCCACTTCTTTGGCGGCGGCAAATCAACCTTTGGTAAGGTTGCCTACTTAGCCACTGGTACTGGTTACAGTACTGGTACGCGTCGGCCAATCACCAAGCCAACTTTGGCCATTGTCAATGACGGTTTTGATTCCCCAGAAACGGGGAATAAAGAAAGCTGGTATCGCCCTGATACTGGTGAATTTGGTATCTTTCAAGGCCGCAATACACCTACATTGTTGGCACCAGGCACTGAAGTCTTTAACGCTTCAGAAACTCGTGACCTCTTACATGGTGTAGGTTTTGAGCACTACGCTGGCGGTACTGGTTTTATTGCTGATGTTGGCAACTTCTTTGGCGGCATTGGCGCGTGGATTGGCGGCGCAACCGATAAATTAAAGAAATGGTTTGACACCGCTGAAAACGTCATCAAAAACCCAATGAAGTACCTGCATGGTATTTTCCATACAGGCAACTGGGGTCTTGATCACGGTGCAATCTTAGACATCGGCAAGGCTGGTTTTGACAAAGCCAAGAACCAAGTAAGCAATTTCTGGAAGACGCTATGGCAAATGGTATCCGGCCAGCTGGATGGTGGCGGCGCTGAAGGCGGTTTACTAGGTGCCGTTGAAAAATACGGGCACGGCAAGCCGTATGCTTGGGGTGCTGCCGGTCCTAGCGCTTTCGACTGCTCCGGCTTGGTTATGTATGCCTTGCGTAAAGCATTCGGCAAGAGCTTTCCTCACTATTCCGGCGCACAGTATTCTGCATCTGCACCAGTCAAGGACCCACAACCTGGCGACCTAGTCTTCTTCGGGCCTGGCGGTAGTGAACACGTCGGTGTATATGCCGGCAATGGCAAATACTACTCGGCAATGTCGCCTAGTGCCGGCATTGGTATGAGCGCTGTTTCTTCAGGGCCAGGTAAAGTCAGCTATAGACGAGTACCTGGTTTGAAAGGCGAAGACGGCAGCACATCAGTCAAAGCTAAGTCAGGCTTGGAAAGCTTTGTAAAGAAAACTGTAGGTGGCGGCTTCTGGAAGTTTATCGGCAAGCTGGCTGATCTGTTCGGCATTGGTGCTGAGGTAGACAATCCTGGTGGTACAGGTGTTGCACGCTGGGAACAAACTGTTATCAAAGCTTTGAAAAAGAATGGCTTCTCAGCCAGTCCATTTCAAGTAAGCTCTTGGATGAAAGTTATTCAGCGCGAATCAAATGGTGATCCTAAAGCTGTCAATAATTGGGACTCAAATGCTCGTGCCGGCCACCCATCAAAAGGCTTGGTTCAAACAATTGAGCCAACTTTCAGAAAATACGCTTTTCCAGGGCATCACAATATCTTCAAAGGATATGATGACTTGCTTGCTGGCATCAACTACATGAAGCATATCTATGGTTCCGGTAGCTGGGCATTTAACCGAGTTGCCAGCTATGGCTATGCCAATGGTGGCTTAGCTACTGCACCATCAATCTTTGGTGAAGCTGGGCCAGAAATGGCTATTCCACTATCTGCAGCCAAATCTAGCCGGACTTATGAGTTAATCGGCAAGACAGCCGCAATGGCCGCCGCAAGAGATGGCATTGATAGCGATAATCAAGCTAGCTCTAAGTTAATGAAGAAAATTGATGATCTGACTGATCAGCTAGAAATCTTAGTAGCAGTCTTAAGTCAGCAATCTGATATCAAGGTTGAATTAACTATGGATAAGCGTAAGATGGGCCAAGCCCTTGTTGCGCCAATTAATAAGATGTTAGCCAAACAGTATGCGGCAAGGAGGATGAGATTTAGTGGATAGAGTATCGCTTATTTATCATGGTGTCAGCTCCATTAAATTTGGTGCTTACATCGTATATCCAACTAACTTGATCAGTCCTAAGCTGGATATCAATCAGGCAAGCATCCCTGGTGTAAGCGGTGATTACTTAACCAGTAACTATCGTTACCAGAACGTAACGCAAACAGTGGTCTTCCAAGTCGAGCGACCGCCGCACTACACCACGTGGTACGAATTACAATACGATCTAAAGAAATGGCTCACACCGAACAACGCTGAAGACGCTGTACAGTATGAGCCTTTTTATTGCGAGCTTTTAGGTGATAGTCATTGGGAGGCGATTGTAACCGACCCACCATCATGGTCAATCACTAACGCCACGTCTGCGCAGATAACGGTAACGCTGACGTGTAAGCCATTTTTAAAGCGCAACGATGGCGATCAGTGGTATCCGGTCAAGGATACTGAGGTGAATACTGAAGCATTCAGTGCTCAGCCTCTATGGCACATCGTCGGTAACGGCGACTTTACACTGACTATCAATGACATCGACTACAAACTAAATGGCGTTGACGATGAGATCTATATCGATTCGGAACGCTTTTTAATTTACAAATCAAAAAATGAAAATCGAGCCGCAAAGGCTGATTTTCTTAACCATAATTTTCCTGAATTGTTGCCAGGCAAAAACAACATCAAGTTATCTGGTAATAGTACTAGATTTGAATTTAAACCGAATTGGAGGCGATTACCATAGCAATTGGTAAAATTACGCTACATGAGAATGCAGCCGATAGCCCAGGCTCAATGGGCTTGGGCGTTTTAACTGGCGTTACGAGTGCAGAGGTAGTAAGGGATCGAAACTCCATTCCGACACTAACACTACAGCAAAATCTAGACGGCAATCTTGCCGCTGATATCAAGCAGGGGATGGTGCTAGTTTGTGATATGGGCGATAAACCTGAGCAAAAAAATCAGCAGTTTAGGGTTTATAACCCCAGCAAGCAGATTGACCAACAAACCATCACTGCTCAACATATCGCTGGCGATTTGATTGGCCCGACTCTAACTGGTCAGGTCAGCCAACCAAACGACACCGCTAAGCAGGCTTGGGACGCCGTGATGGCGTCGGCCGCTTACCAGATTCCCGGCATGGATTTCACTTGTGACAGCAATAAAGTTGCCAATATTAATTGGGATCAAAGCTCTGGTCAGTTGCTCAATATTTTATTGGGTGCTGATCAAGCGGGCGATCAACCAACTAACACAATCGAAGCGCTGTATGGTTTGGAATTTAATTTCGATAACTACCATATCCACGCCAGCGAACGACTAGGCGAAGACAATGGCATCGTTATCAAGTACACGCAGAATATGTCGTCATTATCCGACGATATTAACGTTGACGGTACTTATGACGGAATTATTCCTTACGCAAAGTACAATCCCAATGAAACCGCAGACACTAGCGGTGGCCAGTCTGATTTTAACGGTGTTGGTGACGTGCAATATGTTGGGGCAGGTGGCGCCACCACCTACGACAGTCCTTACAAAGGACACCAACCAGTGGGCAAAGTGCAAAACGGTACCTACTATCACGTCAAGAAAACAGCGTCAGAAAATACCGTCAATAACGATACTTGGTACCAACTAGATGATGGTAGTTGGATTGACGAGCACTTCTTTACGTTTGACAAATCCGGTGCCTACATCGTCAACAAGGTCAAGGCCAAGGGCACTGTATCCATCCCGCAAGACGGCGGTTCTGATGAACCCGGCTTAATTGTCAGGTATAACGGTGTCGGCACTGTGCAATACGCGGGCAAAGGTAAAGTAGCAATCTGGGACTCGCCATTCCCTGGCCATAGTCTTACTGGTCAGTATGTCGCCAATGGCTCACGGTGGAAAATTATCCGTGAAACCACACTTGAGGATGGTTCTCACTGGTACGACTTAGGCCGTGATCAGTGGATTGACGGCCAATACTTTAGCGTCACTAAGCAAAGCAGCTACGCTAGTGTGCCGACACACGGCATTTTAACCATCAAGGGCAATGTCACCTGCTACACCAGTCCGCGTGAATTTACAGTAGCGAATTGGAAGCCAAAAGTTGGAAGTAAGTGGCGAATCACTCAAACCGCCGTTGATGCCAGTGGGTCGACACTGTACCAAGTATCTACCTATATTTGGGTCAAAGGTGATGACGGCGTTGACTTTACAACGGCCGGATCAGTGCAGCCAAACGAAGACGCGGACAGATTAGCACAAGCTAAGAAAACTGGGCAAGTACCAATCTACGCTGAACCAAATGGTCGTAGAGTTACCGAACATTGGATTAAAGTCGGTGATCAGGTAGTCATTTACAGTCAAGCTGAAAACGACGGCAAGACTTGGTATGAGATCGGCGAAGGCCAATGGGTTGACGCCAGTTTCTTTGATTTTTCGCCTGATGATGATGTCGCTCCTGGTGATGATGATACTGAAGGTGGCGACGATGAGCTAGATGACACCGACGTAACGCTATTACTCCCCGAGAAGTATATCTTGGCGCCAAACGCACAAGGCAAAGAAAATCCACGTCTGCAAGCCGTTGACTTGTCAGAGTACAACGTTCGCGACGTAGATAAGCTCAGGCAAGTCGCCGAGGCTTACATGAAGGAACAACGAATTGGTTATCCAAGCACGTCGCTTACCGTCAGCTACCAGCGAATGGAAGGCGATTGGGCAAAGTTAACTAGCGTCGATCTATACGACCTGGTCGGTGTCGAACATGATAAGCTCGGTATTGCTGAAAAAGCTGAAGTCAACTCCATCACGTGGGATGTACTACTTAACAGGCCTAAGACGATCACGATCGGCCAGCTCCCAATAACCTATGACCATGCTCTTGGCAAGTATGTGCAAAATGTGACGACTAAGAGTAAAACGCAAGCAGAAAAGAAAGCCACGCACTTATTTGGCCGTATGAACCAATTGGAAAAGCTGGCAGACGATATGAACATCTCATGGAAGTCTAACAGCAACGCAATCGACAAGCTCCAGAAAATGGTGCAAGAGATCAAAACCACCGTTGCCGACGTTCAATCGTGGATTAGTGGCGGTGGTTCCGGCGTGATTAGAGCCATTCCTAACTGGCAAAGCCCGACAATGCTGGTGGCAGAAACCGGCAACGGTGGCGAAATGCAGTTTAGCGGAAATGGTTTACAATTTGTTGGCAGCGATGGTGTTGACCAAACAGCTATCGACAGCCGAGGCCATGTCGTTGCTGAGTCTATTACCGCTGGCACCATTAAGGGCGTCACACTAGAAGGCGTCAGAGTAACCGGCGATTCGTATCTCAACAGTTCTGGTCCCGCAGGGAATACTGTTATGTCTAGCGAAAACGGCTTTTCTTACTCACCTTCTAGCGGCAGTTCAATGGCGCTAGGGCAAATGAACGGCCAGGCGGCTTTGCGTCTTGGAACCGTGTATTTGACACAAGATGGCCTTAACGACTTTCTGTACTGGGCCAGAAAAAATATCGAAGGATTTCGTGGTTAAATGCAGATTAATAATAATGATTTAATGAATAAACTGGCCAGCAATATGGCCAGCTCTATCGGTTCTTTACAGGTACAGCTGGCTAAGGCTGAAACGGTAGTCGAAGTATTGCAAAAGCAAAACGCCGAATTACAAAGCAAACTAGCAACATATGAAAGAGGTGATATGAATGGCACTAAGCGAATTAAATCTGACAACCAACAAGAATCTAGTCAGTTTACAAAGCGAGACACTACGGCAAAGTGAATCGGGCCTAATCTTAAAAGCCAACTTATTGATGCCTGATGGCTCGCCTTATGACTTATCAGATAAGCAAGTTATCTTTAATGAACATAAGGCTAACGACAAATATATCGTTGACACTAACGTTGAAGGCATCGATAAACCACACGGTAGTATTAGCTACCAGTTGCACCCGCAAGCTTACGCCGCCAGCGGCACGGCTTGGTTTGAAATCCAAGACAGCAGTGGCAATGTCGTAGACAGTACGCAAGATTTTTACTTAAACGTAAAAGACGCAGCTAATGCGTCAATCTACAACAGCAACTATATCTACAAGCTCGATAGCTTAAGAGATCAGCTTCAAAAAATCGTAGACAGTGCCGACGGTGAATTAAAGGCTGAATTGCAAAAGATGGCTGATAGTCTGACACAGAAACTGACGGATATGCAAACAGCGTACGACGCTAGTGATAAGCAGTGGCAAGACACTTTTAAACAGTCAGAGCAGTCTAGAGCCGACGACTATACGGCCGAAAAAAATAAACGCTTAGCAGACGATCAGGCGAACGCTAAGGCGTTTAAAGACGCGCAAGACCAGCGTGACGCCGACTACCAAGCAGATAAGAATAAGCGCAGCAGTGACTTTGCAAGCCAGCAAGATACGATCAACGCCGCAGCCAAAACCCAGCGTGATACGATCAGCCAGCAATGGACTGACAAGCAGTCGGCACTAGTCCAAGACTGGACGACCAAGCGCGAGACGCTCGACACCGAACTTAACAAATTGGAGAGCACGGTCAACGCCCTGCAAACGGCAGTAGACCAGCTTAACAAGACCGACCTGCCTAATGCCCAGCAAAAGATGGACGCCTTAAATGACGAGATCAAGAAGGCTGAGCAGACCTTTAGTCAGGTAGACTTTTCTAAATTCGTGACGGGCGATCAGCTTAAACAGGTGACTAACACGCTGGCGACTAAAGCTGATAAAACAGAGGTCGATACAAAGCTGGCTGACTACTACGACAAGGCCACGACCGATAGCAAGCTGGCGGACAAAGCAACCACTGCCGACGTGTACACCAAGGCTGAATTAGACCCTAAGCTTGCTGAAGCCGGCAAGGTCAAGACAGTCAGCCTTAACGGCGGCAACAAGGTAGCACCGGACAGTGGCGGCAACATCGACTTAAGTGTGCCGCAGCCGGACTTGACCGGGTACGCTAAGACGGCAGATGTAAATGAGCAGTTCACGACCGTCAATAATCAAATTAAAGAATTGCAAAGCCAAAAGCTTACCTTTACGCCGATAACGCAGGCCGAATACGACGCTTTATCCGAAGACGAAAAAGCCAACGGTATGTATGCGATAGGAGACAGCAACTAAATGACGCTCATAATTAACGGGAAAGAAAGAGATATTCTGATTATCAAAAAGAATATCTACAAATATCAAGGTACTTGGCAAGCCAAAAACATGGTTAATGCTGCAGCCCACAATGCCAATTTTCGTGGTTCGTCACTTGGCACCTTTAATGATGACTACGCTGAAAGAGTTAAAAATGGCTCGTTCACAGACATGTGGGTGGGCGACTACTTCACGATCAATAACCACATATACAAAATTGCTGGTTTTAATTACAAATGCAACCACGAAGAGAATCTGGGCTTGGGTAACCACTTAATTATGCTTACCGGCATTGTAGACCAGCATGCGATGAATACTTCCAATAGTTCTGCCGGCGGCTTTGCGGGTTCCGATATGTTTAGGCAGGAAATTCCGGTGGTCGAAAAGCAACTAGCCACTGATTTTGGCGAGCACCTGTTGAAGTTTAAATCATATCTTTCTACCAGCATTGATAGTACTGGCGCTCCCAATTATGGGCAGTGGTTTGAGTTAACCGCTTGCCTATGTAACAGTGCGATGTGGTGGGGTGCTCCATCGCAGTACAGCAACAACGAAAATGGCACTAAGTACAATATCGGCGATGAAGACACCCAGCTTCCAATTATGAAGCTTCACACAGACGAGCAAAAAAGTGGCGGGCAATGGGTATGGCTAAGAGACGTCTATATCTCCAGCGCCTTTGCTGATGCGGACAGCGGTGGTTCTGAGCACTGGACCGCCGCGAGCGGCTACGGCGGCGTTCGGGCCTTCTTTCTCATCGATTAAACGAAATGCTTTTTTCATGCCCTGACAGGCGTTCTGCCGGGGCTTTTTTTGTAGAAAGGAAATATGAATGAACAGTTATTTTATTAGCAACGATGACGTTGCTTGCAAACCAATTTATACGACACTAGAGCTAGATCACGATAGCTGGCCTATCGTGGTCACGGCACCTAGTGCCGATCTTAAGTCGCCTAAGTATGACTGGAAAACTCATGCTTGGGTCGAAAACGCCGCAGAATCTCAGGGCCAGCGTATCACAGCGCTGGAAGACGTTCAGAAGAGCCTTGATGAAAGCGTGCAAAAGCTGACGCAAGACCACTCTGCGGCAGTACAGACCAGCAACCAACTGTCTACCAAACTAGACGGTCTGCAACAACTGGTTGTACAGTCTAACGCGAACACGGCAAAAATCATGAGTACGTTAAACTCAATGAACAACAAGAAAGAGGGTAATGCCTAATGCTTTTTGATATGACTCCAACTTTTAAGCTGGAATACGACTTAGGCCTGATTGATAAGCGGACACTGGCCAGCTACGTGGCTAGCGGCAACATGTGTATCACGGCAGACGGATACAAAGAAATCACGGGTGACGACTATGCAGCACCAAAGCAAGCTTAAGCGTTATTTAGCCAACCTGAAAAACAACGACCTGCAAGCCTTAGTCGGGGCCACAGTGGCCGTGATCGGTCTGTCATTATGGTTAGACCGGAACTACTTTTTCTGGCCGCCAACACTGCGAAATGCGTTAAACGACGAAGGACTAGATGTGCTTTTCTTTTGCACTGGCTTAGCACTTTTTTTGTTAACGGCAGCAGGATCAAAAGATAAGCAGGCAATCCGTTGGCTGTTGGTAGCGTGTGCTGCTATTGCCGCAGCGATGTTCACGGCACAGATTTGCCACGGCATTTTTGCTGGTGAGCCAAGAATGGCACACACCGCAATTGGTGATGTGCTGCTATTTGCATTAGTCGTACATGTAGCCAAGGACAGCTAGTCTGGAGGAGATCACTTGAATGATTTATCTGGACTGCAAGGAATTTTAATTGCGATAGGTAGCCTGATCGGTGCCTTGGTAACGGCTTGGAAAGCATTTGATAAATCGAAGCAGGACAGACACCAAGACACCATTGACGAACTAGAGCAAAGCTTGAAAGAAAAGAAAGAAGACGCCGAACTGTATCGACAACGGTGGCTGAAAGCTGAGCAAGATAACGACAGGCTCAGAAAGGAGTTAGAAGATGTCGAAACCAAACACGAGAACGATTGACTATGTCGTCTTAGTACAAGACAAAGTAATGCAAATTGAAGAAGTGCCTGAAGATATTCGTGCTGAAGTCACAACGTGGCTGGAGTACTTCCAAGCACCAAAGCAAAGCAAGGTGATGACTGATGAACAACACAGTTAATGCAATTGTTGGCGTAGCTGGTTGGGTTCTGTTTATTCTTACCTTAGTTGCCAGCTACTACGAATATGCTAAAAAGAGCGACCCTGAAGTTGCTGATAAAATGAAGCATGTCGGCACTTTCGCAGAGTGGGCTGTTAGCTTGCAAGATACGCTCGACAAGAGCAATCCTGAGAAGCTGGCTAGTGCTACACAAGACGTGCTTAATCAAGCTCAGAAGTCAGGCATTGAGCTTACTACTAATATGGCAAAAGGAGCTGTTGAAAAGGCAGTAGCCGACCGCAAGCCAGCCGACGAGATTGAGAAGCAAAAGCAATCACTGTTGACAGCACCTGATACAACAGCAAGCAGCACTTCTGAAGCTGTTGAACCTGCGGCACCTGCTGAGCCCAATCCAAATTTGGATTCAGCAACCACTAGCACCGATGAAGTTCACGACTTGCTAGACGATCTAGAGGTGAAGTGACATGACTGAAAATGGCATTGACGTTGCGGACTACCAAGCTGGTATCGGTAATGTCGGTCAGCAATTCATCTTTGTCAAAGCGACTGAAGGCACCAGCTATGCTAATCCATACATGCAAGCACAACTGGCAACAGCACCACACAAAGGCTTGTATCACTTTGCCAGCGGCGGCAGTGTAATTGAAGAAGCTAACTGGTTTCTGCAGCACTATGTCAAAGGAACAGTGCCTATTCTGGACTATGAAGCTAGTGCTTTAACTTTATGGTCAGTAGCAAATGTCAAGCAGTGGCTAGATTATGTCTACAAGCATACTGGCATTAAGCCACTTCTTTATATGAGCTTAGCGGTTGAAAATGAACGCAACTGGTCAATGTGTACTGATTATCCGCTATGGGTAGCGCAATACAACACTATGTCGCCACAATACGGTTTTCAGCCTAGATCAATCTACGGTCATCTGCGCAACTGGAAGAGCGCAGCTGTTTTTCAGTATCACTCCAATACTCACTTGCCAGGATGGGGCGGAGGACTAGACGCAGATGTTCTACTAGTACCTTGGAGTTCACTAATTAGTGGCTCAAATCAGGAAGAAGATGAAGAAATGAATTGGCACCCAGAAGTAAAATACAATGAACTTGGACGGTTCATGGTTAACAGAAACTCAAAGCCAGACAACGGCGCGCCGTTATACGCCGACAGCAAGCTGACCAAGAAGATCGGTATCCGCAAGTATGGCATGATCTACAAAGTAGGCAGAGCCAAAGACGGTGCTGTTGAATGTGGTACAAACCAATGGTTCAGCCAAGCTGACGGTCTGACAAAGATCAATCCGCTAGCCGTTAACGCTAATGCAATTGCTATTTGCAAGATCACCACTAATGACGCTTGGACGCAGAATGCACCTAAACCTGCTCAGCAAGGTATTAAGTACCTGGCTAAGGGTTCATGCTGGACAGTACACGGACGAGTTGGCAAGTATCTGCTGGTTGGCAACGACAAGACTGGCAAGTACATTGACGGTGATAAGTGCGTGATTGTGCTCTAAACCCGTCGAATTCGACCTGGTTTAAAAAATTAACGAACAATTCAAAACCGCTCTGGAGCTAGCAACTCTTGAGCGGCTTTTTTTATATGCTATAATTTTGATAGTACCTTGACGGTGCTATTTTCCTTACATAAGAGCTACGCAATGCAGCTCTTTTTGTTTTTTTGCCAAAATATAATGCGGAAATTATAAATATAATGTACAAATTATATTGTCTGTGTTAATATATAAGCGTAAGGAAAATAGATAAAAAATGAGGTACCACAAGATGATTAAACGAACCATTGCAGTTGAAATTAGCAGAAACAACGAAACAAAAAAATATGCTAAAAGTTGGGATGATTTTGCAACAAAAGAATTGCCAGCTTGGAAACAGGACATCACCGATATTAAATTCACATTCAGTAAATTCACCAATAGCGGTAAATTGAGCAAATCAGAATACGGAAAACTGTTCCGCTTGCCTGACTATGCTAAGAAGATGGTTATCGAACTGGCAGAGCAAAAACTTGCTAAAGAGCTGCAAGTAGAAGCTGACTGCGAAAAAGATCTTGCTGAAGCACAACGACTGGCAGAAATCGTCAACGCCGCTGACTTCACCAAAGACGACCAGCCATGGACGGTTATTAAGAGCAAAACATCGCATTCTGATTGGTATCAGAACGGCGGCGAACTCAGCTCACCAAGTATTTACTATTATTGCGTGCCAACAAGCGTTGCAAAAGAAGCTAAGAAACTTCACGACTTTCGCAAGAAACATGAGCATGACATAAAGTTCGCCTTCCATTTATGTGATTACCAAACAAGAAAAATCCGTGTTGCCGACCATGACAACGGCAACGTTAATGAGGATATGGATGACGAAGAGTTCCAACGCTTTCTTAAAGGCAAAACTCCAAAAAGCAAAACCTATCATCTAAAAAACTGGCGGGATGCCAGAGGTAGCCAGCTAGAGAGAGCAACCAAGATCATTACTGACAAGAACACCAACATGGTGGCACTATCGCAACTGACCAAAATCAATGCGTATGTGCTGCGAAACTATCGATACAAGCCTGATACCTTGGAGCGTGCAAACTGGAAAACCATAAACAAATTGGCACAAGCACAGGACATTGCAACAATCCAAGATACGATGTCGCAAGATGATGCAGTTGAGTTTGCAAAACTGCTGAGAGACTTTTTCAATTTGCTGAAAGAAGAATACGAGGACGATCCAGCAATGGACAGACTGGTTAAGCGCATGAGTGAAGTTATCACTAGCGACCCGCTGGCGGTCTGTGAGCTGTTCAAGGCGTACATTAATGCTAATTAA